TTTTGCTATAAGCTTGTCTTGTAGTGTCATGCCCACTCCCCGCTGCTTGTGCGGACTGGTTCGTAATCGTCATCGTAGCCGCCGAATACGTCTACGGGTAATTGCAACATCATAACAGCGTCGGCCATATTTGGCGATTTAATGCCCAGTGATTTCATGGCTGCCTTGTCGAGTATTTGGATTTTACCACTGGCTACACCCATCTTTCTGGGGATTCTGCATATCTCAGATCGGAGCGCGGTTAGCTCACTGATTCCGCTGCTGAATGAGATTAGTTCGTCGGGCGAGTAGTAGCGGCCTTTCTCTACTGCTAAATATGTTTTGAATATCCGGTCTCTCAGTCGCCAGTACATTTGGGCGCGCAGGTTTGCGAACAGGTCGCCGTTAGTTTTCTCCTTGCCCACTTCCCATATTTCGCCATCGATAGCTTCGTATTCATAGGACGGATCGACCACGCCACCAGAGCTATAGAACGGCTCGGCTTTGATCTTCTTACCGTTGAGCGCATCATTGATCTGGCGCTTAAGGCTTAGACCAATTCCTGTAGCGTCCCAGATGAACACGTCTGGCTTGAGCTTGGCAGACATCCCCAAAGCCCAGTCAGTAGCGTCATTAACATCTCCAAGCTCGGTTTGCTTCACCCCCATGATGACAGTACCGACTTGATACGCCACGGCTTTAGCATCACCACTATCAGCAGGGTCAAAGGCCATCTTCTCCTGTCCCTCTGCTTTCCATCCTAGTTTTTCGTGAGCATCAATACACGCATCAAACCAAGCGGCATCAATGATGGAGTTCTCTACTGTATCCAAGAATGCGCCTCGCCAAACGTGATCATATAAAGCTCTTGACTTGTTTTCGTAGTCGAATAGCCGCTCAGTGTCCAAGCCTGAATCATCGAACCACGGATTGTCCTCGTAGTTCATTTTGATGATTAGGTGTAGATCGTCTTCGTAGTATCCTTGTGAATCTAACTCACCAAGGAAAGGGGTAATGAAACGTTTGCTAAACGGGTCATTGCTTGCTTGAGGGTTGGCAACAAACCATATCTGTACACCTTCAAGCTCGTCCGCTGCTTCGATTAGCTCGCCCGGTAAGCCTGCCTTGGCCTTGTTACGTGCGGTAGGCGTTAGCGTGGTGATCGACTTCTCTGACAAGCTTCCCGATTCTTCGCACATGTAGCGCCGGAATCCTGCCGCTGATTTAATGCTGTCAGGGTTTTGCTTTATCCCTGCGTACTGAAACTCTCCGCCGCTCTCGTGGTAGATGGCCGCCTCTTGGCACCTGAAGCCTTCCAACTGAAGCCTTTTGATTTCCTCAACGTTGAGCGAGTGAATAGATTGCTTGATCGATGTTTGGAACTCGCGCAGGCAGTAGACCTTATCGCCATAGTCCATTACACCAGCTAGCATGATATCAATCACGCCAACCGACTTAGCCGACCCTCTACCACCAACGATAACGATAAAGCGCTTATCGCTTACCACTGCGCGCTCTAGCTTTTCGGCCAGCAGCATGGTTGGCGGTTCGTCAGTGTCTACCCATTCCCCGTTAACGCGCTTGATTGACTTAACTAGCTGCTTGGTCTCAGGGCTTACAAACCCGTAAACAGTTACGTGCCTTTGCCCGTTTGCCTGCTGTGCCTTTTGCTCAAGGTTAGCAATGCGGGACTCAGTTAGTCGCTTTATCATCAAGATTTATTAATGATTTCAGAAAATGCCTCAGGCTTGGCGCCATCCTTAAACGACACCGATACGCCATAGCTTTGGACTTCGTAGTCTAGTTTTTTGCCAGCAATTCTATTCTCTAGGCTCGTGACTGCATCATCTACGCAGGCCAGCAATTCATTTTCGTAATTTGATAGGCAAAGTTTAAACGCAGACGTTACAGTTTCTTCATCCTTTTTCTGCACGAGCCCCTCACTAACAAGCCATGACGCCATTGCTCTGGCTGTTGCGAATGACATTGACATATCAGTAACTTTACTCATTTCTTTTCCTCCAATAGCTTCTCAATAGCCTCTAGCCGCTTGGCCAGTTCGGTCGTCTCTTCAATGCCTAATGACTTGCTGATCGCCTCTATGAGTATTGATCCAACGTCAGGGGGGATTGTGCCGTCAGTGATGCAGTCAAGAACCTTATTGGCCTTCTCAGCGGGAGTGCCGTTTTTTGGCCACCCTTCAATTGTGATTGATTTGTGGGACTGCTTAGGTACAGGGTTATAGCGCTTCAATAGTTCCTGCAGAAACACGCCGCCATCGGCTATAGCTCTTTCGACCAGAATGTCAATAAAGCCATCCTCGGTAATACCTTTGCGCTTTAATGACTCAATAAGTTTGGTACGAAACCACTGCCCGCCCTTTTTTGGCTGGTTATCAGAGGTGAAGCTGGTTTGGTTTGGTTTTGTGCCTGCCATTTTATCCCGTGTTTATCCCGTGTTTACGGCATTCTAGCATACTTCAGGCAATAAAAAAGCCAGCACTAGGCTGGCAATGGCGCTGACTATATCGCATTCTCTGGCCAGTCATAACCCCTACAAGGCTCGACCGGTCTTGATTGGCTATCCCAAAACTTGTGATCGACTGGTGGCTCGTTGGCCTGAGCAAGTATCTGCGCGTGAAACTGGTTGCGCGGCTTTGGCTCTTGCAGCTCCTCACCCTCGGGAAGCGGTAAATCTTTGGGTTGGCTCATTGTTTTAAGCAGCGCCATGTAGGCGCGCTCCTCAAGTATGTTTTTCATTGTATTCCAGCCATGCACCGCGAACCATTGCGCGGAATTTAACAGGGTTTGACTTTGCAGTCCTGCCCATTGAGTTTTCACCCAAGCCTAGAAAGCGCTCGCAGTCTTTTAGTGAGCGCCAGCCTATGCTTTTTGCGTATTGTGATGGGGACATTTTTAATCCTTTAGCCGCACTAGGCGGCTGATTTAATTCTGCTAGACACTTGCTCTTGCAAATCACAAAGGCTTACTTCATATGCATCCGCGTAGTGTTCTGTAGCGGTGTAAAACGAAACACCAGATAATACTTTTGCAGTTGCTTCTATTGCGGCAATTTCCAGTTTGTCGTCGTAGCTCATTTTCTTAACTTCCGTTCGGCTTAGCGTTATTGCTTACCATGTGAGTCATTATACGCGTATTTGCTGTATTTACTAGCACTATGCGCTATTTGAAGTGTAAAGATTGGTTAAGGCTCTTATCGTGAGCCACTCGGCGCAGTCAACAGAGGCGGAAAGGTGAACCGCTGGAGCCTCGTAATGTAAGGTCTGTCCTGCGCTGCGGTCGGTTGTAACGCCACCGATCCGCTATGCGCGGCCTATGGGTAGGCGGGGGAAATTGGTGCGGTGACTTGGATTTGCACCAAGACGCTTTCGCCACGGAGTTACAGTCCGCTACCCTGCTGAATGGGTGTCCACCGCAAAGAGTTGCGCAGGGTTTAAGTGCCTGCGCTCACTACCGCTTTTGGTTTGCCGCCCTTTCTGACGGCCTGCCAGCCCTACAGCTGGTTTTCGGCTATGGCCACACAGCCAATCATTGCCTACTGCTCTTTGTGCCATTGCTGGCGAATTCGAGGCCGTCTTTTCCGGCTGTCACATGCGCACTTAAGCGCCCCTCTCCATGAACGATTGCATCAGGGGTATCTCAGCGCCTGTAGTTCGCTGGGAATATGTAAATTCTATCACTTGCCAGCTTTTGCGGTAATGCCTTTACTCAGCTTTACAGTTTCAAATTGCGCTTTGCATTGAGAGTTTGCGCAGATTGTTTTTCCGGCATCTGGCATTCTGTACAACGAGTAATGATTGCAGTTTGGGCATTTACTTGAGTTCATTTTCCAATTCTCTGATTTGTTTATTCCAGTCTTTACGCATGGCAATTAATTCCTCGCAAGTCCACTTTTTTACTTCAGTGTTTGTTTCGCAGTAATCAATAATCTTTTGCGCTTCTTCATCGCCAAATCTATTGCGCAATCCTTGCAAATAACCGTGCGTTGTTTTGGTTCCGTAAATGTCGCCGCTTAGATCGCTATTGCATCGCCGGTTGTGTTGAAGATAAACGTTTTTAGAATCAAACCTTAATCCGCTTTGCGCGCCTCTAGTTTTAAAGTGTCCAGCGCACCAAATATCACCGCCCATTGGCTTTCCGCAGCTAATGCATGTTGGCTCCATGCCTCTATCAGCAAACCATTTTAGCTCCTGCAAGCGCCTAAGCTTGTTGAAAGTCTTTTGGCATAAATCTAGCTGCTTTGGTATGTCGTTTTTGTAAAACTCATTCTTGCGCGATCTAGCGGCCTTCTCTGCCTCCTTTGCCCTAACGCCTTGCGCGTAATCAAGTCTACATCCTGCATTGTCACAGCAGCGAGTTAGGCGCAGGCCGTAGCGCTTGGGGGTGTACATTTCTTTGCAGACTGGACAGCGGCGCTCCTTTGGTTGCTTCATGCTTTATTCCTGCTCCCGCGAACACACGCAAGCTTAGCCATTGCTACTGCGTTGGTTAGCCTTGCGCGCACTAATTCATAACTATCCCAATTTAAATCACATGAGCACTTTAAACTGCATGTTGTAGCGTGTCGCAGCTTTACTGGATTGGTCTTGCATACTGAGCAAATCATCACACCCCCACTATCTGAGCTAAAAACTCAGTCTGCAAATAAACGCCTTTGTTTTTGTGCGCATCTTTAAAACTTGCATTTGCTTTGTGCGCTTCGGCGTATGCTTCGGCCATTTTACCATTCAATTCTTTTGACTTCTCGCCATTTAGCGAGCCGGTAAAATCAAAGTAATAATCAGGCTGATTTTTTGCCCCATCAAACACAACTACCATGCGCACAAGCCATACAAATTCAGTATTTAAAATCCAGTCTTTGCACCTGTACCACATATCCTCGCAAATAAGCTTTTGTGTTGGGTTTATGTGATCAACCATTGGGGCAAATATCTTTTTATTGTCATCAAAAGGATGCTGATCTATCCATGACAACGCCATGCCCTTCATACCGCGCCGCGCTCTTTTTGCATACTCGGCCTTAGTGTCGGTTGTCATTGCGCGCCGCTGAGGCTCTACGACCGGCAAAGAGTCGGCAATTAACTTGCTCACATTAGATGGCATTATCATTGCGCACTTCACAACAACACCTCGCGCTCATTGCCATCCTGTACCAAAATCACCTTTTCGCTCTCGCTCGCAAGCTTTAGCAATGTGATAGCCCTACGCAAAACTGCTGAGTTATTTTCAAGCTCCAGTTTTTGTTTGATTGACTCAATCACTTCGAGCGTGTTTTCGTCCATTCTGTAACTTACTAGTCTTTTTTTCATTGCTGAGCCTCCCGATATGATTCATAGGCTGCCAGTGATTGCTCTGACCATTTCACCCCCATATTGGAGCCAAACGCGTAAACAATCTCAATTAAATCGGCCATGTCTTTTTTACTTGCTTTGCTTGTGCTGGCGTTTAATACACAAAACCCGCTTCCGCTAATGCTAGGAACTATTGACTGGGGGCGCCATTCGTTGGTCAAAAGTATTTTCCAGTCATCCTTTGACAGCGTATTGCCGTGCCATTGAAGCTGTTCGGCTATGTCGGTGTACATTGCCCACTGCTTAGCGTTTTGCGGGCTGCTGCGGCCTTCCTCGTATCGACGTATGGCAATCTCTACAGCTCCACCACTCAAGCCTTTAACAATAAGCTGATAAGCCCAATCAAGCGCTGACTTGATGCTTACAATCCCATCAATTACTTTTGTGTATTCTTTTGCCATTTACCAGCACCTTCCTGCTTGCTCATCATCCCAGCACTTTGCTATGTGCTGATCGCTGTATGTGTCACCTTCGCGCTGCTGCTTTACTGCGTCAACTGCGTCGAATTGATTGTGCATAAAACTTATCGGCATGTGGCGGTAAGCGTATGCCTCTTCAAACTGTTCGCGGGTCATCACTTGCCCTCTGGCTTTGGTGCTGCTGATTTAATTTCATCCATTGTTTCAGATTTGCGCTTTACATAAAGCTGATTTGCTTATCTTTACGCAAACAGATTTAGCTGGCCTTTTTCTGTTTCTGGCTCTGGCTTTTTTCTAATCAACTCAAACCATTCCCGCCGATACTTTGCAGCGCACTCTTGCAAGAATGCGCTCCATTCATTGTCTTTTCTGTGCTTTCGATGCCGGAAAATCTTAGCTTGCGTTATGTTGATTTTTGCCATTCTCAATGATTGTTCGGCTTGATTCATTTGCCCAGCTCCTATCAAAACTATCGTGCGCAAAACCTTCTGTTATCTGTATGCCGTGCTTATCCAAAACGGCTAGGAAATATACTGGGAATATATAACTCATTCTTTCACTCATCCATCATAAGAATTGCACCAAAACAAACTCTGCTCATTATATATGCAGCAGCGCTAAAACTTATTTTCCACTGATTAGCCAAATCAGTTGGCGTAAAGTCAGGCGGTATCGCAGCAACCAAAATAGCCAAAAATAATTCATCATCGTCATTAAATGGGCTATTTTTGTGCAAATAATCCATTCTTTCGCTATCAGCCTCTTGCAAAACATTTCTTAAATTTGCAATTTTTTTATTAATTTCGCCCATCATCACCCCTCCAGTCCATCGCGCCATGCGTAAAAAGCGCTGTAGTCTATCCAAAGATCAAGTTGTATTACGAAATCCTCTTTAGCTTGTCGACACCATCGTCAACCCTGCCGGATTCAATCAACTCAATGGCATCCTCTATATCACTTAATTTATCATCGCATTCATCGCAATAATCATCTTGATATTCTGGCTCGCTTGGAATATTGGCAAAATCAAGATCGTCCTGTAACTCGCTAACAAGCTCAAATAGCCTTTTCTCAAGCTCAGTTTCTGGCAGGCACATGCGCAATACTTCTTGTGCGGTCAATGCTGATACATTCATTTGTAATACTGCTCCAGTAAAGTTGATATGTGTAGTCATCGTCACCCATAACCATCTCCTGTATGTTTTTATCTATTATCGCCATCCTGTTCAACTTTTACAGATTCTTTACCTATCTTTTCAATATCATCAGCCCACCCCTTTGCGATCATTCCAGCGCCAGCCAATTCCTTGCCCTTTTCCGCAATCTCAGCGTTAAATCCGCCAAAATAGTCCATCTCCGTTCCAAGTTGGATCATTTGCTCTGATAGCTCGCGTAGGCGATTTACTATGTCATCTGTTTTCATGCTTCACCTTATTTGCTAATCGAATGATCTGCGCCCGGTTGGTTTTTGTTGCTGCTCTTGCCAGTCTTCGTTGTACGATCCATATTTCAAATCAGCGAAGCGCGAAAACTGAAGCTCAGAGGCTAAAACATCTCTCCCCACTTCACCGTCGCGCATCTTTGTGGTTATTACCTCAACCATGCCCTTGTTTGGGCTGTCTTCGTAATAATATTCATCGCGGTACAAAAAGCTGATTATGTCGGCGTCCTGCTCAATCTGGCCTGACTCGCGCAAGTCTGCATTTCCCGGGCGCTTATTTTCCCTTGTCTCAACACTGCGATTAAGTTGCGCCAAGGCGATGACGGGGCACTTGCACATTTTTGCAATCTCTTTGAGTTGCACCGATACGCTGCTCACGATATCGATTGGCTTTAAGTATTTTCGGTCTCTAACCAACTGCAGGTAATCGACCAGGATCACCCCCAAGTTGCCAGTGCGCGCCCGGGATCTTGCAATAGCTTTGAGGCGTGAAATATCGATCCCGGCCGTATCGCAAATATTTAACTTCATCTGCTTTAGCCTAATCACAGCGGCAGATAGCTTATTCCAATCATCATCCTGTAATTGCCCTGACTTCATGCGCCCTGCCAGTATTCCTCCGGTTGCAGATATCATCCGGTTCATTAGCTGCTGGTATGGCATTTCGACGCTGAAAATTAGCGCCTCCTTTCCAGTTGCCGCGGCGATGTTGTTGCAAATATTCAATCCGAAAACAGTTTTACCCTGACCCGGGCGACCGCCAATAACCCAAAGATCACCCGGGCTAAGCCATTGAAAGCGTTCATCAACCGCGGTAAACCCGGTCTTAACTCCCTCAGGAAAAATACCCCGGTGCTTTTCGTCCAATGTCTTGAGGCACTCTTTTAAAACTTGATCAGTGCCTACCAGTTCTTTTGCGCTATCTTTCCGCTCAAGTCCTGCAAGTTCGCCGTGTAGCGTATCCAGCTTGTCGTCAACCTGAATCGACTCATTGTCGCCCAGTTCAGCTATGCGCTGGCCAGCATCGGTGATGCGGCGCTCCATTGCCCGATCCGCCAAAATACTGGCATAGGCTTTCACGTTTGCAGCGCTTGGGGTGTTGTTGGCTATCTCAACAAGGTAACCAAGGCCGCCAACACGCTCCAGTTCGCCGCTATCGTTTAATTTCTCGCTTAGGGTAATCACGTCAACAGTTTTGCCAGTCGCACCCATATCGCAAATGGCGGCAAATATGGCTCTGTTGTCGATATTGTAAAAATCGTCCGCCGTGCATATTTCTAAAACGTCATCCAGTCGATTGGGGTCTAGCAACAACCCACCAATCACGCTTTGCTCTGCTTCGATTGAAAATCTCATTGGTTATTACCTTTCCCGTGATAGTTGCCTTCCAGAATCTTTACAAAGTTTGATGGGGTCATCAGCCAGTCAAAACAAAATCCCTCCCAAGGCTTTGCAGTTCTGCCCATCAGGAAATCAGAGCCGCGCACGTATTGGAAAAATGCCTCCCATCGTTCCAGTGTTGGCATGCGATCTTTGTTTTCCAGCCAGCGCTTTCTAACAGCGGTGCGGCGCTTGTCGGTGATCATCTTGACCTTTGGCAATTCAGGGAATGATTTGTTAAACAGTTCAACAAGTTCCTGCACAGGCACATTATCCGAAGGATAATTAGTATTTACCTTTGAAGGTGAAGGTGAAGGTAAAGGGCTTTCCTTATGCATTGCTTGTGGAATGCTTGTAGCATCGCTTTTATGCTCTCCCCATCTTGCAGCAGCGGCTTTTGATGCCTTTTCAGCAGCTTTTGCCTTTTTTGCAATCGCCTTGCTTAATTCCTGTTCAATTCTTTTGTGAATCCAAAATCCATCCTCGATGCTAAAGAATTGCTCAAGCTTTACTCTAGCAATGCTCCAAGCATCAAAACTCATCTTGGTTATTGATGCCAATGCATAATCATCATCTGGAGGCGATCCGTTCATCCAGTAATCCATAATTAGCAACATGTATGCACCGTGAAGCTCCGTTGTTAGCCTGCCAGTACCGGCAAGGTAATCACCAATATAAAGCGGCATGAATACATCAGGACGATCCATGATTAAATACTCAGGTATAAGGTAAGCAGGAAAGCGCGCACGGCCTTTTTCTTGTTGTAGGTGTACTTGATATTAACGGCGGCGCGGTCGGCCTTGGATTGCAATTCTGCGCAGCGTTGTAGCTGCTCTGGTGATTTGTATGGGTATTTTCTTGACATAAAAAAAGACGCCTTAGAAAGTCAGCCTTGGTGACAATACCGTGGCAAGGTACTGGCAAAAAGGTTTTAGCCATTGTTTAACGGTAAACAAGGCTGACCATCTAAAGCGTCTGTATTGTTTACCTCGCTCTTTCCCCACTGCTTGTCACAGACAGGCCTTTCGGCTATTGGGTTCGCGCTTTCACTTGCTGGGGGGCAAGCTACTAGCGCAAGGGAATTATAATCAATATTTAGGATTAAGCAATAAACTCAGTCGATAAAACTAAAAGCCCGTGCTGCCGAGTTGCTATATAAGCCGCCTTTCGGTGGCTATCTGCGATTACGTCGACAAACTTGGATTGGCCGAAGTCGGTGCGAAGCTCTACGCGGTATTGGCGCATGGTTAATCTCATTTGTATAATCAATTAATCTTGGGTTGCTAAACAAAAAATCCGAGCGATTCAGATTCTGGACAGTATCTAACGCCGCATCTAATTAGGTACAAAATATCGTCTTCGGTTGCAACTTCTGATAGCTTATCGCAGCAAACATCAAGCCATACTTCATGATGCCCTGCAGCGCTGATCATATCTCTTTGCTTACCTTCAACTAAGTTTTCAAGGTATAGCATCGCGCACAGATCCGGTCTTTTTGATATCTTATTCTCTACACTGTCAAACTTTAGATAATCACTACCCGAAAACTTTTTAAATGCTTCTTCTATGTTAATCATAATATTCACCTGTATTTATATCTAAAAAAGTGTTACTTGTTGTCCAGTGTCCGTGGACAGTGGACAGTTACTTGCATTCACCTTTTGCAATGTCAATACGGCAATTGCGCCAAAATAGATAAATCTGGCAATTCCAAGTTCAGCGCTATAGCCTGCATTTACGCAAACGATGGCACCGGTGCAATCTGTTATCGTCCTGTGCAATCCATCGCGATTAATTCGATAGCCAAGGCGATGCCAGTACCAATTTGGGGAACATTGCATATTAATCTCCTGCCGGTGGTAAGTTGTTGTCGATAAGGTACTGATCTCGCGCTGCTACAGCTTCGGCCTCAGTTGCGTATGCTCCGATGTACTTTTTGTTGATAATGACCTGCGGCGATTTTGTGCCGTTAAAGCGTATATACTTGCGTTTCTTTTTTTGTGCGTTTTTCTGCGATCTTAACCGGCCACGCTCGAACTGTTCGCGCAACTTAATGCTTAGATCGTCCGCTGCTTTTGGCTTGTAATCCGGCGAGGAAATTACATCAGTTTTACCACCACGACGCAAAAACTCTTCTCTGTGCCGGTCGATTTCTTCTTGCTCTCGCATCTTTGCAACTATCGCAGCGCTGTGGCTGGTGAATGGGTTTTGTTGGGTTACTCTTTCTTCCATTATGCGCATGTCACTCTCCTTTTGCCGGATATGGGTTTTCCGATATCCATTCAATGCCAGCCTTTTCTAGCCGCTCAATAAGCGGCTCAAGTTGCACATAAGCAAATGCACCGTGACCGCTTGGGCTGCTTGTAAAGCACAGCTCAGGCTTTGGAAGCTCAATAACTGGCATATTTCGCTTGGCCATTAGAAAGCCTTGCCACATTGATTCTATTGAAGGCAGTCTATATGAACCTTCTTTAGGTGATAAATGCGAAAACCCAACAACATTAAACGGTGCGCCATTCCTTTTTATATTTTCTTCGCCAATCATTGATTCAAATTCTTCCTGCCATTTTTCAATTTGATCTGTCATTACCTAATCCTCATCAAAACAAACATTTTGCGCTCGCAATCGCGGTACGTTTGGCCGGTTACAGTGTGGCCGTTAAATTTGCATTTAATTCCTGTGTGGGTGCGGGTGTATTTCATTCTGCTTTCTCCTTTGCCGCTTCAAATGCAGCCATCATTTTTTTCAAGCCTTTCGTCAGATTGGAAATGACCAGAAATAAGCAGCACATCACCGGCCTTGACTGTTTCAAGACTATACTTATTCATAGTCTGCATCCACGGGAACAAAATCAAAAACCATAGCGCATTCTTTGTTGCGCGGTAACGATTTTTCGCAGTCGCGCTTTAGGTTTTCCATGTTTTCGATGGAATTGCCAAGGACTTTTTCTGCTCTTTCATTGTCGTATCTATGGGAAATATTAATTCCCAAAATTACAGAGCTAACGGAAAGACAAATAACTAAAAAAATAATTCCTGCGGTATTCATTTTGCTACCCTGTAGTAAGTCGTTGTGGTGGTTTTGCTGTATCCGTAGCGCTCCAATAAGTAATCAGGAATATCTACGGTTTTGTCATTTAGCGCCAGCGACAAGTTATTGCGCGACACCCCCATAGCCTCAGCGGCCTTGTTAATACTAGTAAACTCTTGCCCAACTTTGCGCTTAATTACATTTAAAACAGTTTCTTTGTTCATGGGTTTCCTCCTAGTGAGATTGCATAGTAAACCATATTTATTTGCAATGCAACGCTATTGCATGTTGACACGTTAAATCAATGCGATTATAGTTGCTCACATACCGCATTGGGCGGGATTAAGGGGGTGGGAATAATCCAGAAAAAGAGCGCGCAGTTGCAACACTTGCATGTGCAGCGCCTGCACTGCTTGAAGTGCTGGAGCTAACGCGTAATTTTGTTTACGCATATTCAGAAGAGGATGTTGTTGCGCCCGGATTATTAGTAAAAATCGACGCCGCAATTGCAGCGGCAAAGGGGGAAGTATGAGCAATGA